CGCACGCCGAGGTCGAGGTCGTCGACTACACGACCGGGTTCTCGACGCGGGTCGCGCAAGGCGACAGCGTCACCGTCCCGGCCGGCGTCGGCGCCTCGCTGCTCGAGCAGGGCGACGATCACTGGAAGGCAGCATCGACGAAGAAGAAGGAGGGCTGAGCCGTGCCGATCCCGTCCGGTCTGTCGGCGCAGGTCGGCAGCATCCCCGAGGTCACCTATGGAACCCGGCTCGCGCCGACGCGGTTCCTGGAGATGGTCGACGAGACGTTCGACCTGAACATCGACCGGATCGAGTCGCAGGCCGTCCGCGCCGGCGCGCAGTACCTCCGCAGCGACCGCTGGAACCAGGGGAAGCGAGCCCCGGCGGGCAGCATCATCTACGAACTCGCGTATACCGGGTTCGGTCTCGAGCTGAAGCACTGCCTCGGCGCCGTCAACTCGTCGCAGCCGAACGTCGGCACCGACCCGACCGTGTGGGAGCACACGGTCACCGCCGGTGACCTGTCGACGCTGTCGATGGTGAAGCAGTTCGGTCTCACCGACATCGCCGGCACGACGCACATTCATGAGTACGTCGGCTGCTGTGTCGCGTCGTGGGAGCTCGCGCAGGCGCTCGACCAGGAGGCCAGGCTCACGGTCGACTACATCGCGCAGGACAGCACAGAGGACGGGCAGTCGCTCGCGACGGCTTCGTACCCGACGCAGACGCTCGCGTCTGCGGAGGATCTGATCGTGTCGATCGCCGGCACTCCGTATTCGTCGAAGTCGGTGTCGCTGAAGGGCGACAACGGATTGGCGGACAGCCGCTGGTTCGTCGGGTCGCAGCTCAGGAAGCATCCGATCAGCAACAAGCAGCGGAGCATCATGCTCACTCTCGACAGTGAGTTCGTCGACCTGACCCAGTTGAACCGGATCAAGGCTGGCGGCACCGTCGCCATCACCGTGTTCTGGACGGGCGCGATCATCAGCACGACCCGTCACTACGCGCTCGAGGTCACTCTGCCCGCGTGTCGTCTCGACACGGGCGCCCCGAAGTTCAACGGCATGGACATCGTCGGGCAGCCGCTCGTGTTCAAATGCCTCGACGCAGGCAGCGGCCCGATCTCGGCCGTGTATCGCACGACCGACACGACCCCCTGATGCCCGAACAGAAGGCGGACATCAGCATCCGTGTCGAGCACGCCGCCGAGGTACGCCACGCCCTGCGCGAGTTCCCGAAAGAGGTGTCCAAGGAGCACTACATGGTCGTCAAGGAACTCGCGACGACCGTGCGCGACATGGCGGCCTATGAGGCGAACGACCGCGGCTACAACGACACAGGCGACCTGATCGCCGGCCTCCAGGCGCGGTCGAGCGGCACCACGGGATCGATCCGTGACACCGCCCGCCACGAGGGCTACAACTACCCGGGCCGCCTCGAGTACCAGAACCACGGCAGGGGCGCGTTCATCCGGCCCGCCGTCGAGAAGGCGACCCCCTACATCACCCGCCGAATGGACGAGGCCGTCGCCCGCGTCATCGAGCGGTTCAACAGAGGAGCGTTCTGATGGCGAACGAAGTAACGATCGAGCTTGACGGAACCCCGTACAGTCTCAACCTCGACGATCTCACGGGCCGCGAGATGGGCACGCTCGATCGGCTGCGCCGCGACTACGGTGACAGCGTAGGGAGCGTCACCGGGGTTCTGTTGATCGCGAAGCAGCGCGCCGGCGAGCGCGTCTCCGAGGCCGAGCTGCTCGACATGCGCGTGGATCGCTGGAACGACGCGACAGAACGCGAGGCGCCGGTCCCTCCTACGCCGCCGGCCGCGGCCGACCAACGCGAGCCCGTGACCTCTCGGCGATAGCAGCAGGCGCCGCGACACTGGCTCGCACGCCTGCGGATCGGGCGCGCGCACGGTGGCATCCGTCGTGGGCGACGCTCGGGATCATGCCGTGGCACATGCATGACCTCCGCCAGTCTGAGTTCGCTGCGCTGAACAAATGGCTCGCTGAGCAACACAAGGAGACGTGATGGCTGGACCTGAGCTCGTCGTCAAGTTCCTGGGTGATGTCAGCGGCCTCGAGCACGCGTCGAAGAAGGCTGAGGGCGCGACGGAGAAGACGACGTCGAAGATGTCGAAGCTCGGCATGGTCGCTGGCGGCGCCGCAGCGGTCGGCATCGGCATCGCCGCGGAGGCGCTCGGGAAGAGCGTTGAGGCCGCGGAGAAGGATCAGGTCGCCACGGAGCGCATGGAGTCGGCGTTCAAGGCGGCCCACGTGGCGCTCGGCCCGATGAAGGACAGCATCGAGGCGGCTACGTCGTCGGCGGGGAAGCTCGGGTTCACACAGGAGCAGGTGAAGAACTCGCTTGGGTCGCTCGTCATCGCGACCCACAATGGCAAGACGGCCGTGAGTGATCTGTCGGCTGCGGAGGACATCGCCCGGTTCAAGCACATCGACCTGACGGCCGCGACGAAGATGCTGGTGATGGCGCAGACAGGGTCGCAGCGCGCCACGAAGCAGCTGGGCATCGAGATCCAGGCGGTCACCGTCCACCAGGACAAACTGAAGATTTCCTATAAGGCGTCGGTCGATGCGCTCAAGGCTGGCTTCCCGACGCTGTCGAAGATGACGCAGGCGCAGAAGGACCAGTACGACGCGAAGAAGAACACGCTCGACCTGAACTACAACCTCGACAAGTCCGAGGCGAAGATCCAGGACCACCAGATCACCGGCGCCCGCGTCATCGACGAGGTCACGCAGAAGCTGCACGGGCAGGCCGCCGCCTACGCGAACACGGCGGCCGGCGCGAAGGAGCGGCTCGGCGTGGCGCTCGACGACCTCGAGGTGAAGGTCGGCGACAAGATCCTCCCGATCCTGACGAAGCTCACGATCATCCTCGCGGATGATCTGCCGAAGGCGATGGCCTACCTCTCCCAGTTCTGGGCTGAGCACGGCGACCAGATCATCGCGGTAACCCAGGTCATCAAGACCGTCATCGGCGACGCCTTCGAGTTCTTCAAGGCGATCGTGACGACGATTAGCGACCTGATCCACGGGCGCTGGTCGAAACTGTGGACGGACATGGAGAAGGTCGTGAAGGAAGAACTCCTCCTGATCAAGGAGCTCATCACGATCCAGTTGAAGCTCGTCGAGGAGATCTTCGGGGGTCTCGCCCACACGGTGAAGCAGCACGTCGACGACATGGTCAGCTACTTCGAGAAGCTGCCCGGACGGATCGGTGGCACGCTCGCCAATCTTGCCGCGAAGGCGATTCAGCCGTTCAAGGATGCGTTCACGTCGGCGCGCGACACTGTCCGGGGCGCCGTCGACGACGTCGTCTCTTTCTTCGCGAGGCTCCCCGTCAGGATCGCCGCGACGCTATCGAGTCTCGCGTCGAAGGCGGTGACGCCGCTCGTGAACGCTTTCCATGCGCTGGGCACAGCGATCTCGGACGCGATCAAGGCACCGATCAACGCGGTGATCAGGGCGATCGACAGCATCGCGATCCCGGCATTCCATATCCATATCGGGATGCCGTCGCCCGTCCCGGACATAGATTTCGGGTATGGCGGCAGCGGCCCGCTTTTGAGCATCCCGACGCTCGACACGGGTGGTTTCGTCGCGCAGACGGGCATCGCGGTCGTCCATCGTGGCGAGGAGTTCCTGGGCGTCGGCGCCGCCCGCCGGAGCGCAGCCGGGACCGTCAATCACTTCCACTTCCCGAACTATCTCGGGAATGAGCGCACGCTGATCGACACGGTCGAGAAGGGGCTGCTGCAACGCGCCACCCGGAACAGCCGCGCGCTCTACTCGCCCGCGACGTGAGCTACCCGACCCCAACGTTCGAACTCGACCTGGGCGACAACCCGATCGCTTCCTACGCGGAAGCGACGCTCGCATTGGGCGCGAGCCTTTATTACCGCCTCGATGTGGCCTCGACGACGTACCCGGACTCGTCCGGGAACGGCTTCACAGGATCGTTGGGTGGTGGCGGCGGAGGACTCGGCACCGTCACAGGGGCGCTCACCGGGGACACTGATCTGGCGTCGTCGTTCGGGTCTCCGAACTACGTGTTCGTGACGCCAGGGCCGACGCTGCCAACGGCGGGGCACACCGTTGAGGCGTGGATCAAGCGGAACGCGACGGGCGCTCGAGCCGTGATCTTCTCGAACTACGGCGCTTACCTGTACGTCGACACCGACGACAAGTTGAAAGCCCGCACCGCGGGAATCTCCGGCACGCTCCGCTGCACATCAACGACCACCGTCGACACGGCATGGCATCACGTCGCCTACGTGTTCGACGGCACCGACCCGCACCTCTACATCGACGGGGTCGCGGTCGGAACGATCGCGGGGTCTGGCCTGATGGGTGGCGCCGGCAACGTCTTCGTCGGTGTCGGCTCCGTCGTCGGTGGCACATCGGACGGCAACTTCTGCCCGGCGTTCCTCGACGAGGTAGCCGTGTATCCGACCGCGCTGGGGGCCGCCGAGGTGCTCGCGCACTACCAGACCGCCGCGACCCGTGTCCCATTGGTGTGGACGGACGTTTCCACGTACTTCATCGCCGGCAACACGAAGCGGGGCCGCCAGCACGAGCTCGACACGATCGACGCCGCAGAGGGAACTGTTGTCGCGGACGACACCGACCGCGCCCTCGACCCGACGAACGCGGCCGGTCCGCACTTCGGGCAGCTCCTCCCGATGGTCCGCGCCCGCCTCAAGTGGACGTATAGCGCGGTCACGTATACGAGGTTCTCCGGTCATGTTGAACGGTTCGGACTGGTGTGGGAGATGCCATCGGAGGCGCGAGCGGAGATCGGATTGGTCGACGGCTTCGAGCTATTGGCGCAGGCGGACATCAGCGATCAAGTGTGGGGTGCGGAGTCGGCGGGAGCCCGAATCAACCATGCGCTCGATGCGGCGTTGTGGCCCCGGTCGCTCCGCAACATCGACACCGGCACGGCGACGATCGCGGCGTCCGCGTTCGACCCGACATCGTTCACGTCCGCGTTGCGGCACATCCAGGACGTCTCGGACGGTGACCTCGGATACTTCTTCATCTCGGGTGACGGCCTCGCGACGTATCACGACCGCTACCACCGTGGCCGCGCGACGCTCTCGACGGTGTCGCAGGCGACGTTCGGTGACGGCGCCGGCCAACTCCCCTACGAGGACTTGACGCCGGACTACAGCAAGGATCACATCCTGAACGACGTGTCGACGACCGCGTCGGGCAGCGTGTTGCCGCAGCGTGTCCAGGATGGAACGAGCATCGCCCGGTACTTCCGCAGGTCGACGCAACGGAACGCGCTGACGTCAACGGACGCGGATGCTGCGTTGCAGTCGAAGCTGATCCTCGCGACGCATAAGGATCCGGGGTTGCGGATCGAGGCGATCGTGCTCAGCCCGTCCGCGATCAGCGGCACCGATGGTGACAACCTGTGGGCGCAGGTGTTGGGCCGTGAGATCGGTGACCGTGTGACGATCGTGAAGACCCCGCCAGGTGGTGGCGCCGCGATCTCGCAGGACTGCTACATCGAGGCGATGCAGGACACGTTCGATGGCCTCGACTGGGTCGCGACGTGGCAGCTGACCCCGGTTTCGGCTGGTATCCAGTCGTGGATTCTTGACGACGCGGTGTGGTCTGTGCTCGACACGACGACCGTGCTCGCCTAAACGGGAGGCGCTATGGCTTGGACGAATCCCCGGACATGGGTTACCGGCGAGACGGTGACCGCGGCGATCGTCAATCCGCACGTCAGGGACAATCTCCAGTCCGGCCCGATCGCCTCGACGGTGACCGCGCTGAACGCGCTCGTCACGAACAAATCAGACGGGTGCCGCGGCTACATCCGCGTCGGCTCATCCCCCTACGACATCGTCTCGCTCGTCTGGAACCTCTCGGCCGGCGCATGGCAGGAAGAAGACGCCGAACTCGTCTGCCAGGTCCTCACCGACCAGACCACGTCGGCGACGACGTACACGGTCGCGGCGGGTGGCGCGATGATGTCGCACAAGGTCTTCACCGACGCCGGCCTGGTGCTCCAGGTGCGCGTCCAGGCGCTACTCACGGCCGGGGCGTCGTCGACGGTCATCGCGTCATGTCTCGCGTCGACGGGGAACCTCGCCGGCGCGATGACGCTCGACTCGGTGAACAACACGGGGATCGCGCAGAACGGCACGACGTCGCAGATCACCGAGGACTCCGGCTGGGTCGCTCTGAACGGTTCGGTGACGCCGAAGGATTACGTGCAGCTCTCGATCGGGATGACTCGCACTGGGGCGGCGAACGGCACCGTGAAGGCTGGTACGGCGCTGTGGCAGCGCTGGTCGAGCTGATGCCCGCCGCGATGAGGTTCGTGTGCCGCCGTTGCGGTGGCGACGCCTGCGAGTTCACAGCGGACGGTGTGTGCTTGCCGTGCGCCTACGAGGACGCGGCCGGACTCGACGCGTCCGAGATTTTGCCGGGGCCGCGGATCCTGTTCCAGACCGTCACGGCGATCGTTGACGGCACCACGACGCGAACGGAGGTCACATCATGAACACGCTCGGGTTCTTCGACGGCGACGCGCCCGTCGCTGGTCTCAGCGTCTCGAATGGGACGCTCGCCACGATCGCGTTGATCCTCGCGATCCTCGTCCTGATCTTCTGGCTCGTCGGGCGCTGGCGGCCGTGAATCCGCACAACTGGACTTCGATGCCGCGGCCGAAGGCGGTGCCACCGACAACGACACGGGCGCAGCGCGCCCACCTCGCGCACCTCATGGACATCCTCGTCCAGAACGAACCAGCGGTTCACTACCCGGCGGGTGATCAGCGGGGTGGCCGTGACCGCGCGACGTTCGCGGAGACCGAGATGCAGCTCCTGCTCGCGTTGAAGTCGCCGGCGGGTGTCATGGCTGACTGCTCGGAGATGGTCACCGAGTTGTGCCACATGGCGGGCCTACAGGACCCCAACGGCCTCGGCTACAGGTACGCGGGCTACACGGGGACGATGCTCGAGCACCTCCCGCACTACACGAAGGCGAAGGCGGCGAACGTCGGTGCGCTTGTCGTGTTCGGCCCCGGCACCGGACACCACGTCTGCATGGTGCGCAAGCCCGGTGCGAACCCGCTGCTGTTCTCGCATGGGCAGGAGCGCGGACCCATGTTCATCAGCCTCAGCCAGGAGGCGAAGTATCAGCCTGCCCCGACGACGTTCTTGAGCATTGCTCATCTCGGAGGATAGATGCGAACTGCGGCCGATAACCTCCTTCCTGTCAACGCACGTCCACCCCGGTGGACTTTCGTCAATGGTCCACCGGCATGACCGACAGCGCGGGACTCCCGTACCGCGTAGCGGATCTCGAGCGCCGCATGGCTGAGATCGAGAAACTCCAGCCTGCTGTCCTCGCTGAGCGTGTCACTTCCACGCAGCGTGACGTGCAGTCGTTGAAACGCGCCTTCTACACGTTCGCGTTCTCAGTGGTCGGCTCCGCTGTCCTGTTCGCCTTCACCGTGTTCTCACTCCTCGGGCATCACTGATGCTGGGCGGCTGGGTCATCAACCCGCGCCGCTTCCGGCTCGTCGTCGTCCTCGGACTCGTGCTGATCGCCGCATCCGCGCTCGTCGCGTTCGTCGTCATCACGAACGCCAGCGCGACCTGTAAGTCGCAGAATCGGACGCTCGGCGTGCTCGCGCTCATCGTGACGGAGCAGGCGAACGGGCCACACCGTTTCAACGCGCCCGTCGACACAGCCCGACGCGCGGCGCTCCTCGCCGTCGAGCTCACGAAGATTCAGGAGGCGAAATGCCACTGACAGGACGGCGCGGCCAAACCCTCATCGCCATCACCGCCATCCTGTGCGTCGTCGCGTTCGCCTCTTTCGCATTGGCGTCATGGTCGTTCTACAACGGCCACCGGGCCGCCTGCGACGCGAGGGACGCGAACCTCGACGTGACGCGTGACATCCTGATCACTTCGCAGGGTGCGACACCCAGGGAGCGGCAGCTGCGCAGGGCGTTGGAGACGCCGGAGCAGCGGCGCCGTTCGGCGGCGTTCTACGGTGCCGCGTTCAAGCGGATCAACGAGGCGCGGTGTTGACATGGTCGACGCGGCGATCCTCACGGGCGACGACCTCCGCGTCGCCCAGTGGCGCGAGGAACGCTTCCTGAGCCTCGGCTTCACGGATATGCAGGCTGGCGTACTCGCGCGCGGCGATAGCGACTGGCACGAGGCAGCCGCGCTCGTCGCCGCCGGCTGCCCCGTCGACATCGTGTATCGGATCGTCACGTGACGGTCTGGCCGGAAGGCACACGGTTCCTTTGCTCACCCGGCCCGACGTTCAAGGGCGCGTTCGAGCCGCTCCTCGTCGACGTGTACGCGGCCGATCGGGCCGCAGCTCAGGTGACGATGGTGATCTGCGGATCCCAGTACGCCGAGCTCCGCGCGAAGAAGAAGTAACCCCGCCCCGCCCTGGGGCAAGCTCCCGTCTCGCCTTCGGGCGGGGCGGCCTTGGCGTGCCCAGGATTCAGATCCGCTGCTTCGTCGCGAGCCGGCCGCGCGCGAAGCAGAACTGGTAGCCGGCCCGGTGCGTCACACCCGGATAGCCCCAACACACACGATGCTCAGACGGGACCGTGATCGTCGTCGTGTCCGGCCCGAGGATCGCTTTCACGCGCCGCTCGAGCCAGCCGACGCGGACGGCCCTGTACTGGGCCTCGGTGATCTTGTAGTCCGGCCGGGGCTTCAACGTCGCGCCGGCTGATCCACAGCCAGCCAAAAGGGCGGCGAGGAGCGCTACGCTTACGATCCATCGGGGTCGGATATAGGTACCAGGCAGGCAGGGAGGAGCCACCCTCAATCCTGCATGATCGCGAGCACGAGGGAGGCGAACGTGGCTGAGAACACGCTGCCAGCGCGAGCTACGGTGTGTCAGCTTGAGAGTGCGGTGGCTCTTCTCCGAGCCGACGTAGAAGCAAGTCGACGGACTCTTGGAGCCGTTCGCGTTCTGCTCGATCCTCTTCACGCATCGCAGCAAGTTCCAGAACCTGCGTCTCGATCCGTTCGACCGCATCTTCGGCTCCTTCCTCCGGTGTAGCGTCGCCGTGGAGGAACCAGCCGACCGGCCTGTTTAGCGCCTCCGCGTAGGCGCGGAAGTGCTTATACGGGATGAACGTCCCGGCCTCGTGGTTCTGAAGCGAACGCTTCGACACATCGACGAGCTCGGCCAGGTCCTCCTGGCTCATGCCCGCCTCCTTCCGTGCCAGCGCGAGCCGCTGCCCGATCTCCTTCGCGGCGAGCTGCTGCATGAGGAGGAACGTATGGAAATTCTTCGCATTTTGCGACGAAACTAGTTGCGTCGCTGCTGGGTTGCGCTTGACTTTCATTTTTCTTACGCCTAAGCTTCGCCGCAAGTTACGCGAATGTCAAGCCTTCGTCACCCACCCGTCATGGTCGGCGCTCTTCTCAGGGAGAGGCGTGAGGCCGCGAACCTGAGCCAGAAGGACCTGGCCGAGAAGCTCGACGTTTCTCGCCGGTCGGTGCAGTTGTGGGAGGCAGGGCAGATCCCGCAGCCGCGGCATCGCCGCGCGCTCATCGAGTTCTTCGAGAACGGGGAGGTTGCAGCATGAGCGATGTTCTTGCGACGGTCGCGGCGGGTGTTCGCGCGGCGGCTGATGACGCGGTGACGGACGTGAACGGTGTCCAGTCGACGCCATTCACGTACCGGGCGCGGGGCGTGAACATGCAGGAGTGGCAGTACGAGATCCGCGAGTCAGGGCAGGTCTTGACGGTCACCGTGGACGTGTGGGAGCCGAGAGCATGAGCCTCCACGTAGACCACTTCGCGCTGTGGTACGCGGGGATCCTCGTCGCCGTGTGGGTCGCGTTCGCGGTCGTGTTCCTCGTCGCGAACGAGGTTCGCACGTTCCGGGCGAGCCGACGCGGCGGCTATGTGATCCAGCCGTCGACGGAGGCGCTCATGGCGTTGACGGATCGGGACGACGACGACTGGGGCTTCTCGGCGGAGTGGTACTGGCATCCGGGCTACCGGGATGTGCGTCGGGAGCGGCAGGGCGGCGAGGCAGCGTGACCGCCGTGGGTGCCACCGCGATCGTGGACACGATCCTCGCGCTCGACAGCCTCGACGCCGAGGCGCAATGTAGACGTGTCGGACTCGACGCGGACGGCGCCGTTGACGCTGGCGTCATCGTCGCCCGCATCGCCCTCGCCGGGATCGCTGCCGGGGAGGCGCGCGTCACGGACTCGCTCGTCGCCGTGTTCACGCACGGTCTCGTCGTGGGCGCCCGGTTGGCGCAGGCGGGACTCGCCGAGGCCGAAGAAGAGGTGCCGGCGTGACCTACCAGGCGGTGTGCTGGCGCTGCGGCGAGGTCGTCGATGTGATCGAGGGTTACACGACGTGCGACTGTTTCGTGCGTGTCGGCTTCCCGGTTCTGAGCGGAGCCCCGGTCCTGCCAGCGGGTGGCAACGTCCTCCTTCCCGCAGGCGTGGGAGTCAGCCGGGGTTCCGCTGAGGACCTGGCATGAACGAGATCCTGACGATTGACGCCGACGCGTATCACGCCGACCCGTGCGACCAGCCGAGCCTCACCGCGAGCATCGCGTCGATCCTGTGTAGCCGCTCACCGTTGCACGCGTGGACGGCGCACCCGAAACTGAACCCCGACTTCGAGCCGTTCGAGGATGCGAAGTTCGACATCGGCACGGTCGCTCACGCGATGCTGTTGCAGGGCGACGAAGTGGCCGTCCAGGTCGACGCGTCGGACTGGCGCACGAACGCAGCGAAGGAGGAACGCGACGCGATCCGTGGCGCCGGCCGCGTGCCATTGCTGACCAAGGACTGGGACCGCTGCGTTCGGATGGTGAAAGCGGCGCGCGTCCAGCTCGCGGCGATCCCGTCACCGTGGCCGTTCACCGCTGGTTTGCCCGAGCAGTCGCTGATGTGGGAGGAGCCGAACGGTGTGATCTGCCGGTCGCGTCTTGACTGGCTGAGTAATGACCATCGGGCGGTCGACGATTTGAAGACGACGAGCCGGAGCGCGAACCCGGAGGCATGGACGCGCAACACGCTGTACGGGATCGGCGGTGATGTTCAGGCCGCGATGTACCTGCGGGGCGTCAAGGCAGTCACCGGGGTCGACGCGACGTTCCGCTGGGTGATCGTCGAGACCACGCCACCTCACGCGCTCGCCGTCGTGTCACCCGGCCCGGATGTCCTCGCGCTCGGCAACGAGAAGGTCGAGCACGCTATCCGCCGTTGGGGCGAATGCCTCGAATCGGGTGTCTGGCCCGGCTACCCGGCCGAGGTCTGCCACGCCGAGCTTCCCTCTTGGGAGGAGTCGCGCTGGCTCGAGCATCAGGAGGTCGCAGCAGCATGAGCGATCGTCTTAGGACTTCGGAATGCACGCCGCGTGAATGCCCAGTGTGCCACGAGGTTTTTACCCCGATCCGGCGGGCGAAGGGGATTTATTGCTCGCGCCCCTGCGCCAACACCGGAGTGTCTCGTGCTACCGCGAAACAGCGCGCGGACAAGCTGCGCGATTCGGGCGAGGGCCGCACGTACCGTAAGCGCGACGGACGCCACGAGCATCGCATCGTCGCAGAAGAGAAGCTCGGCCGGCCGCTCCGTCGCGGAGAAGTCGTGCATCACATTGACCACGACTTCCGCAACAACGACTCCGCGAACCTCGCGGTCATGACGCAGGGCGAGCACATGCGCGAGCACGGGCTCGGAATCCCCGGAGCGCCGCTCGCGCACCGACCTTGGGAAAAGAGGTGGGCAAGTTGAGTTTTAGCTTCCGCCCCGCAGTTCGGGAGAACGTCCCGCTGCTCATTGGTATCGCCGGGGGCACGGGATCAGGGAAAAGTTTTTCCGCCCTACGCATAGCAACGGGTCTCGCCAACGGCAAGAAATTTGCGGCCATCGACACCGAAAACGGCCGCATCAGGCACTACGCCGACCAGTTCAACTTCGACGTCGCCGACCTCCACGCGCCGTTCAGGCCGGACAGCTACGTCGAAGCGATCGAGGCAGCCGACAAGGCCGGATACCCCGTCATCGTCGTCGACAGCGCGTCGCACGAGTACACAGGCGTCGGTGGCCTCCTCGACTGGCACGAGGAGCTGCTCGACAAAATGGCCGGCACGGACTGGAAGAAGCGGGAGGTGCTCACGTTCGCGGCGTGGGTGAAGCCGAAGACGTCGCACAAACAGCTGGTGTCGCGGCTGCTGCAGGTGCGCGCCCATGTGATCCTGTGTTTCCGGGCGAGCGAGAAGATCGAGATCGTCAAGGACGCGAGCGGCAAGACGGTCGTGCGCCCGAAGAAGTCGCTGACCGGCCTCGACGGGTGGATGCCCGAGACGGAGAAGAACCTCCCCTACGAGTTGACGCTGTCGTTCCTCGTGACCGCCTATGAGCCGGGTGTGCCGAGGCCGATCAAGATGCAGGAGCAGTTCAAGCCGTTCGTGCCGTTGGACGCGCCGCTGTCGGAGGAGACGGGTCGTCTTCTCGCCGAGTGGGCGCGCGGCGCCGACAAGTCTCCGGCCGGGGAGCCGCTAACCCCTAGCGCCAGTGGCGACGGGCCGCGACACCCGTCGCCCGCCCCGGCCGGTGACACCATCAGCCAAGCGAAAGTCACCAGGTTGTGGACGATCGTGCGCGAACGCGGTGTCGCAGAGGACACGCTCCGCGCGATCCTGTCCGAAGTCGCGGACGTGTCGTCGTCGAAGGCCATACCGGTCGCCGCGTACGACAAGGTGATCGCGGCCATCGAAGCGGCGCCCGTGCCCGAGTCGCAGTTCAGGGCACCCGCGGGAGCCGCATGACCGAGGCAGCCTTGGAATTGCAGCCCGTCGAGACGATCATCCGCGTCATGCTGACCCCTTCGCGTGCGCTAGACAACTGGCTCGACGACCTCGAGCGGCGTGACTTCTCCGCCAAAACCATCACCGACTACAACCGCATCATCGGCCTCCTCGTCGACGAACTCCCCCGCGACCTGGACGTGTCGAAGATCACACTCGACGCCCATTTGCGTCCGTTCCTGCACCGCTACCGGACACGCTCGAAGAACACGAAGGCGACCATCGAAGCCGCCATCTGCTCGTTCTTCAACTGGCTGTACTTCCAAGGCAAGATCACCCGCGACCCCTGCGACCTCCTCGTCCGCACGCGCAGGCCAGCAGCGGAAGAGCTCGACGTGGTGACCGTGTCGACGGATGACGTGCGCCGGATGCTCCTCCTCGCCGAGGGTTGGCCGGAGCGGCTCGCCGTCCACATCCTCGCCTACCTTGGGCCGCGCCGGCACGCCGTGTCGCAGCTGCGCTTCACCGACTATGACCGGGCGCGCGGTCAGATCAGGTTCCGGGAGAAGGGCGGCAAGGTCATCTACAAGCCGATCCCCGATCCGCTCGACCTGCTGCTCGAGCAGGCGATCGCGGCTGGTGTGTACGAGTCGCAGGATTATCTGGTGCCGTCGCTCAGGCCGGGGCAGGTCGCGAAGGGCAGGGAGCGGAACGATCAGATCATCTGGCTCCTCGTCAAGCGCGTCGCGAAGCGGGCCGGTGTGAACTGCCATGTTCACGCGCTCCGTGCCGCGTTCGCGTGCTTCTACCTGGAGGCCAGCAACGGCGACGTGAACGGCCTGCGCTTGCTGTTGGGCCATAAGAACTTGACGACGACGCAGATTTATCTGCGGAAGCAGAACAAGCAGCAGGCGATGGAGCCCGTCAGGGGCCTGTCGTGGGGTGTTGCCGACCCTGGCAAGCCGTCCGTTCAGGATTCCCGCACTTTGCGGGGGAAAGTTTCGGGCACAGCACGCATGGCTGCACGGGACAACGCTAACGCTCGTAAGGGCACAGGCGGCATGGGTACTGGCCGCGACGCTAACAGCGAGGAGACGACGTGAGCGGTAGGTACCGCAAGAAGCCAGTCGTGATCGATGCGGTTCAGTGGGACGGCAACAACTACGCGGAACTCCGCTCATTCATCGGTGACTCGCTCGACGCGCAGTGGAGCGTTGGCGGTTACTGCTTCATCAACACGCTCGAAGGGCGCATGAACGCCTACGTCGGTGACTGGATCATCCGTGGCGTCCAGGGCGAGTTCTACCCCTGCAAGCCGGACATTTTCGAGGCGACGTATGAGCCTGCTGGCCGCGATCCGAACGGTGGCGAGGAGGCGTGATGGCGGACGTGGACGTAGCAGCCCTGAAACGGCTGCTGGACGAGGCGACACCCGGGCCGTGGTCTCGTTATCCCAAGAGTCGCTACATCCTGGCAAGGGAGACGCACGGAGACCCCATCTGCGTGGAGTTTCATCCTGCGGTGAAAGAGGCCGACCGTGCTCTGATCGTCGCGGCCGTGAACGCGCTCCCCGCACTGCTTGCCCGGTTGGCCAGCGAGAACGTCGCGAGAGCAGCGCAGAAGCTTCGCGATGAGCGCGACTTGCCTTCGAGGCGCATGGCCAACGCAGACGCGCTCGACGCCGCCCTCGCTGCCTGGGTTGATCCGGAGGCGACACGGTGACCATGGCGCAGGAGCGACTCTTTGCCGCCCTGACCGCCTTTGAGGCTGGCGGGAAGCCGTGACCCGTGCTGCCGCTATCGCCGCCGTGTCCGCGGGGCTCGCGCTCGGCGGCATCTGGGCGTCCGGCGCGTTCGGAGATCCCGGCATCCCAGGCACGCCGGCGACGGTGTTCAGGACGGTCACGGAGACCAGGACGGTCGACAGGCGCATCGAGGGCTGGAACGCCGCCGTGTGGCGCGCCCACGCCGTCGCGAACCGGCGGGCGCTCAACGCGCGTGACAGAAAGATTCAATCATTCGATCATCGCCTACGCGGCCTCGAGCGGGCCAGCCGCCGCGCGTGGGCGCCGACCGTCACGTACGCGATCCGCCTCGCCAGCGCCGTCTACGGCGTCCCCGAAGCGAAGATGCGCGCCGTCGCCTACTGCGAATCCACGGACAACCCGTACGCCGTCAACGGCCGCTACCAGGGCCTGTTCCAGCTCGGCTGGGCACCGTTCGGGTTCTCGCCTTTCGATCCGGTCGCGAGCGCGCTCAGCACGGCACAGACGGTCGTCAGGGACGGCGGCTGGCGACAGTGGAGTTGCGGGTGAATGTCGGCTCACTCTTCACCGGCTGCGCGGGCCTCGACCTCGGCCTCCACCATGCCGGGTTCGAGACCGTGTGGGCGTGCGAATCCGATCCCGCGTGCCGTCTCGTGCTCGCGGAGGGGCTGCCCGGCGTCCCCGTCGTCGAGGACGTGCGGCAGGTGGACGGGTCGCTCGAGCGCGTGGACGTGCTCGCCGGCGGCTTCCCCTGCACCGACCTGTCCTACGCGGGCAAGCGGGCGGGGCTGAACAGTGAACGCTCCGGCCTCTGGGGTGAGTTCGCCCGTGTCATTCGCGAGCTACGCCCGGCACACGTCCTGGTCGAGAACGTGCCCGGGCTGCTCAACGGAGGAGACTGGCTCTGCGTCCCCTGCGGCTTCTACGGC